CAAGACGCCCAGGGTTCTTTATTGTGAATGCCTATTTTAGGGTCTCGAGTGAGAATACCTTGCGCATACCAGTTGTTCATAACTCTTAAATAGCGATCTGGTTTTAAGTCGTCTAGCTCTAAGTTGTTGAATTCTGAAGTTAAACGAAAAGGCTTTAGTCTAAATAAAAAATCCTCGGCTAGACTTTCGACTAACCGAGGACTAAATCTTAGTTTGGCAACTAGTTAAAACATCTAGACGGGTGCAGTCTCGCCTAAAGGCGTAGGCTCGTCAAGACATATGGGGGTATGTTTTGAAAGAGCCTTTTGCGCAAATTTCTAAAGCTTTAATCAGCGATCCAAATCTTACGGCTAATGAAAAAATGGTTTATGTGAGCATTGCTCATTTTCTACCGAAAGCGTTCCCTAGCATTTCTAAACTCCACGAAATCAGCGGGCTATGTCGTCAGACTATCGTTAACTCCATCAAGAAATTAATCGAAACCGGCTACCTTAAAAGAGACAAATTTGGTCGGGGGTTCAAATACGAACTTTCGACGACCAGTCTATCCAGTAGACTGAATCAGGATCAGGGACCAGTCTATCCAGTAGACGCTACCAGTCTATCCAGTAGACGGGTACCAGTCTATCCAGTAGACGCTAACGATATATATATAACGAGATATAATAACGAGATTTCGGAAAATTTTTCAAATTTAGGGTCAGCAATCCCGACCGAATACCTAGACCAAATTAAGAAAAAGCTCCGCGAGGGGGGTTAAAGTACGCTCGACACATTCTCCAACGTGTAGGCGACAATAGCGATCCCCTTGCTGACTTGGACCCTCTCTAGAAACCTAGCCTGGTGGGGCGCTACCTTGCCGCCCTTGGCTTTTACCTCGATGGCGAATAGCTTTCCCTCTTTGGTTAGTCCGATCACGTCTGCGACCCCAATAGAGGCGTATGGCGAGGTTGCCTTGCGACCTCTGACCCAAGGTGCCGAGTTCACCCAGAAGCAATAGCCTCGGCTTTCAAGATATTGACAGATAGCGAGCTTGAGTTGACCTTCAGGTGTCACTTGAACTTTAGGGCTACATGCCTTACAGCCCAATACTTGAGTTTTCTTAGCGTTCTCCAGATCGTGTGTCTCACGAGGTACTCTAGTTTTTTTTCTATCGTGAAGGACTTGTAGCGTTCATTGACCTCTGGGTAGACGTGATTCACGAAGTCTTGTTGACCTAACTCTCTAAATTCTTGCCACTTGCCGATTACAGCTTCGTGTTTCGGGCAAAATGATCGACGATAGGTCCAACCCTCCTCGTTGCGAGGTTTGTAAATATGAATTTGCTCACTCGTCGGTGCGTCCTGCTGATACCAAGTGCGAACGAGTTTCCCTTTGTGCTTCAACTCGTACTTAAACATCAGACCTGCTTCATGAGGTTGATCGCTTGAAGCACTCCGTTGGCTAGCCTGATTAGTTTTTGTGATTCTGGAAGTGTTACGGGGATATCTAACGGTTCAGGTAAACCTGGGTGTGTGAGACGGATGATCATGAAGCCCGTGGTGTCGTTTCCGAAACCTAGAGCTGCTCCTGATGACAATGTAACTCCAAACTCAATACTCTCGTAAGCCATGTGTTCTCCTATGGATAAATAATCGGGTTGATTCCCGAGATTGAAATAATAGTTCCGGTTTTTTCTGAGTAACGATTAAAAACTAACACCCCTACTGGTCCTGTGTCTTGTCTCACTAGATGGCCGATAAGAAAATAAGTACCGTATCCGGCCGCAATCAGTGGTGCGCCAAATCCCGCGTAATATATGCCAAAGTTATCTGTACTGATTGAAGCTGCGGGCATGGACTCCGATAAAATTGAGCCCGCGTCCGAATTAGAAATCACGTTCACATATGAGCCCACGAGATCAGACGTGGTGGGTGTTCCGAAAAACCATTCGATCATTCCTGAAGTTGCTACAGTTTGGCCTACAGGATAAAAATATTCACTGTAGGGCTCTGACACGTTTTGAGAATACTCTATAGGCGCAACAAAGCTATTTGTAGTGAACGGAGCGCCACAAAAAACAGTAGCTAAGTCAGTGTCGTATGCTCCAAACCCCGCGTAGCTAGGATCAAAAATAAAAGGGCCAGTTACTAAAATAGTTTGATCCGCATCTGCTCCCGAAACGAGGACACCGCCCATTCGGGCCGTCCAGGTGCCAGGAGTACTAGAAATAGCGTCTGCCACTACACCCGCCGTGATGACCGTTTGTGAGTCCATCATCAACGCGCCCTCGTAGCCACTGTACGTGCCGTCTAAAAAGAAAAAGACTTGATACGTGTTTTCTTTCCCTGAGATCGGGCCGTCACCGAAGGGTAAACTCCCAGACGGTGGGGGAGGAACGGGAGGCGCTTCTGAATCTTTTTGAGACGCGAAGAGTCGCCCACGCTTCCAACGCATTTTAGCGATTCGCAAAAGTGCGGGCATGGGCCAAATTTTACTCACAAGCCAAGCCAAGCTCTCAGCATGTTAATCATTCCATTCCAACTGAATGGGGGAGGAACAATTTCTCCACCCTCTGGAGTTGGTTTAGGGAATTGAATCTTAACTTCTTCACACTTAGCTAAGTAAGCTTCCATCACAGTCTTGTCGCCTTGGTGGAAATGAACAAGTGCGTCAGCTAGCTCTACTAAGTTCGGATAACACATTGCCCGTTGTTGCCAGACCCATTGCAAATGCTCTTCATAGGGGACCGTTTCGGTAACCAATTCCCAGTCAGTGTCATCGATAGGACGAAAAGCACTCAAGTATTCTTCGCCTGGCGGGTCTTCTTGATACCAGACGTGAACGATCGTGTTAGCGCTAATTCGCCTCAGGCTGTGTTTTGTCATAGATAACCCCCTAGACTCATGTTGAGTTGATAAATTACGCCTGTCGCCCCGCTAGAGCCTCCCACACCTGTGCCAGTAAAGCCTCCGGGTGTCCCAGGTCTTACCGAGAGCGAAACTCCCGCTGCCACGACATTGTTGGCAGTCACGAGCACGATACATCCACCTGAGCCTGACCCTCCACCGCCCGAGTTAGTACCCGTCGGAGTTCCTCCATTACCACCATTCGCCTGTATAGAACCCGACCCGGTTAGTTGGGGAGTTACAAGAAGCATTTTTCCACCTGAGGCCCCACCGCCGCCGCCAAGGTTTCCGGCTCCATTCCCACCACCACCCGCGCCACCATTGCCAGCAGTAATCAAAGTACCTACTAGTTTTTTAGGATTGAAAGTCATTGCATAAGGAAGTGCTGCCAAGACTAGTGTTGATCCGTTCAAGACTGGAATATTTGTCACGGTGCCCGCAACACCACCAGCCCCTGCCGCACCAAGACCGCCATTTCCTCCGCGCCCACCTACGGCATTCGTAATCGCTGCCGATGCTTTACCCGCAGCAATCGTTCCAGCTCCACCTGCTGAGTTAGCTCCTAACGAACCACCAGCCACAGCTGTGCCTGCCGTGCCTGCTGCTGCTCCATTGTTTCCGTTAAATCGAATTGTGCCGTTACAAATTATGAAAGACGCCGCAAACACTCTATAGCCTTGCGTCTGTAAAATACCACCCGCGTTTACTGTGATTGATTGGTAGTAAGTATCAGCTGAGAGACTTGTCGTTCCCGCCACAACTAAAGTCACACCCGTTGCACCAGAGCCGAAAATTGTTTTACCCTGAGATTTAATACAAAAACTCATAAGACTGAGTTCCCGAATGTGTTGATTAAATTTAAAATTCTTCCAGCCGATCCAGCAGTTCCCGCTGAACCAAGACCGAATCCAGCTGAACCCGCTCCACCTGCACACACAAACGAAACCCCAGCGGTTGTTGGATTATTTTCACTGACAGTAATGATTAGGCCACCACCCCCGCCAGCGCCTCCGCCGACATTTCCGGCCTGACCTGCGAATCCGGCTCCTCCATTTGCATTAACTAGTCCAGCGTCTCCAATAATCTGACGCGCAAAAATAATACAAACTCCGCCGCCCCCGCCTCCGGCCCCGCCGCGATTAACTCCATCACCACCACCACCACCGCCTCCGGTCCCACCAGTCACAAAATTTAATTGTCCACCAGTTGTACATAAAGAATTGAGCACCGAAGATGTGATGACATTGACTCCACCTTGTGAGGCAGGAATCGCGCTAGCTGATCCAGCTGTTCCACCACTATTAGGGACACCGCTGCCACCTTTTCCGCCACCACCAACGTTAGCGTAAAAACCACTAGCGCCACCGTTAGCACCTACGCCTGTATTTCCGAATCCACCGATTCCGGGCAGTCCACATGTTCCAATTGTGTAACCGATAGTTCCAGATGCGCCCGTCGCATTTGGGCAGCTAGCACTAATCACTCCACGAATATCAAGTGTGTTCGCGACGAAAAGACGAAAACCGTTTGTGAGAAGTGAACCTTTTATTTGTAAATTGTCATAGTACGCATCAGCCGTGAGAATTGTCGTGACACCATTCTCAATCTGACTCCATCCAGTTGTCCTAGGAATTCCAAAAGCTGATATTGTGCCCGTGTATTGAAACATATTAATTTTCTATTAAGTAAATATCCCCAGCTAATCCCTTATTTCCGTCTTCACCAGCACCACCACCACCGGACCCACCTCGTCCACCGTCTACAACAATTCCATAGTTAGAAAGTTTTTGAGGTGTTGTGGTGCAAATGACCACAATTCCACCGCCACCACCACCACCGCCTCCGCAGTCGAAAGCCGGGCCATCGGCACCATTTCCTCCGGATGCATTGATAGTTAAAACACCATCGCATTCTTTAGCCATGATGATGACAGCTCCACCGCATGCGCCAGAACCGCCGCCCTTTTCGCCTACTCCGTCGCCCACTCCCGGTGTTGACCCGATTCCTATTGAGAGCGCAGTATTGGAGTTGAATTTAGTAGACATGAGAAATCTAGGAAACGCGTTCATGATCCCAGGGTAACCAGTACTTCCAGGTTCAATCGAGTCTCCAGGCAGAGATGCCGGTCCACCTGCCCCTGCCCCGCCTGCTCCACCGAATCCCCCGATGTGTGCCATGACTAGCTCACCACTCCGTCTTGTCCGTTAGGAGCAGCAGGCCAAGTGCCAGTAGCAGAGTTTGTCCCAGCGGCAGTGCCGGAAGCATCACCTCCTGCATTAGTAATCACTCCTGATCCACCTAAAGCTAGACAATGGATTACATAGTTCGCCGTGTTCAGTGTGCCGTTAACGATGAGCGTACTGTAATACATGTCCTTGGAAAGTGTGGCCGACGTAAATTCGTCGATAGTCAATGGGCCGTCTTGTCCCTGCCCGTAGACGTCTATGCAGAAAGTGCTAGCACCGTTGAAGCTCACTTAGACCACCCAATATTTTGTGCCGTCTGAATAGAACGTGCCTGATTGATATTTTTGGGTGAGCTTGTAGGTAGCGTTACTGTCGATGACTTGTGACGCCGTGGTTCCCACGGTGCAAGCGAAGGAAGAAAAATTTCCACCCTGGTCTTTGATCGTCACGCAATAACCCGTCATCTGAGCAGCTGAAGGTAAGATAACAGAGTTAGTGGCAGCTAAAGACACGCCGATGTATTGGTTTTGATTAATCCCCGTGACGATAAATGTGACGCCTGACGCCGTGGTGGAACCAACAGGCATCGGGACTAGACCTGAAACGGCAAATATTTTCATAGGCCTTAAAAATATAACCCGAAACGACCAATGTTAAACTAAAAAGGTTAATGCGGTGTGGACTATTGAAATGTCGCTTAGAGGTTACTCTGGAGGGAGCCTTTGAGAGATACGGGTTTGAATCCCGTCGCCGCGCCTTATAAAAGATCTAAAAAGACTTGGTAAAACCGCTCGTAGATTTCGCTGACATCGTCAACTGATTTAATTGAGAAATCCTTTTGACGATACTTCTCTTTTAAAAACTTTTCGAACTCTTTAAGAGCCGCATGAGTTTCTAATGCCTTCGAGGTGATTGAATAATCCTCAGATTCATCAGGCAAATCAAAACTCAATGACGCTTTCATCGTGCGCGACACTTGCAATTTGAGCTAAAGCAAATCACGCATTTTTTTATAAGTATGACCACAAAAACAATGTCCCCGCTGTCATGAATCCCAGAATAAAAGCTAACTCTGGCGTTAACTCCACACTATTCCCCGATCTCAAACATCAAAGTAAATAGACAAATCAATCCAACTACGCCGACACTGATAGTGTAAAAGTCTGGATACATTTCTCAGCCCTCTCGACGCGCTCTAAAATATCTAGACGATATGCGAATTCTAACCACTGCCTGACTCTGGGAAACGTTCTAACCATGTGACCAATTCCCATTTGATGCCAAGCCACGTGATGAAGTCTGCAAAGCGGCATCAAGTTGTCGGCTGTGTCTCCGCCTCCAGCTTTTACCGTAGTAACGTGGTGGGGATCAGAAGGACCGATACGACCACAAGCAGTGCAAGGGTAAGTCCTTACGCGCTCAATCATCTTCGGATCCTCAATACGTTTTCGCTTCGCGAAACTTCGCATTCCCTAAAGAATAGGATTAAGCGTCAAAATGTCAACGAATATTGATGGATGCGCTGCGCTACTGCACAACCTTAAGTTGTGAGCCCTCGGGTTGGATTTCTACCCAGGAAATATCAGAGCTAAAAATATAGATAGTTTTCGCGCTCTCTAGACGCACTTGAAACACATATTCTCGGTCATCTTCGAACGCATCGATGATCGTGCAATCCAAAGGATCTTCAAACGATGCACAACCAAGTTTTACTTTTTTCCCTATAAACATCGATCTTTTCTTGGCTTTTTTCATAAATTATTGAGAGGAATAAATCGTGGCCCCAAAGAGTCGATTAGACCAAGACCTAGATTCCATCGTGTCGTTGTTGTCGGCGTATATCGAAGTGGAACGGCATAACGATCAGCCAAAAAACCGCAATCTAACTCAAAAAGTGTACGCCCTGCTTGCTCAAGAGTATAAAGCCCACCTCGATGCGTGTGCCCATGCACTACTGACCGCTGAAAATAAGAAACGTGCTTCCCAGAAGCCAAAAACCCGTGCGTGTAAATCACGCCGTCGATCACCAACTCGTGTCGCGAGTCCAAAATCGTCTCGACGGAAGGAAATTTAAAAAGTGAATTTTGAGAAGATTGAAGTAGACATGCAATTTCAGGAACTTTCTCGGCAATTCTCTTGGCTACACGATCATCATGGTTACCCAGCAGCTGTATCAACCGTGTTGTTCGCTTGCAATTTTTGCGAATATTTGTCCACAGATTCATCGCGCACTCGCGACCTTCTGATATTTCTTCTGAGGGGGTTAGAAGATCGTGACTGCGGGAAAACTTCGAAAAAGAAAACTGATCATATAGATCCCCAAGTTGAACTATGACATCGGGTTTTTCTTTGTCGATTAGAGCATAGACGGCGCTTAGGCCATCGACTGAGTGCCACGGAAAGTGCAAATCTGGGATCGCCAGGACTTTCTTCACTTACCTAAAGTGTGAGGCTTCTCGAAATAGCGTCAAAAAATTGTGACAGTCAGAATTTTGACAACACACCGGGGTCAAGTAATGTTTAGAAACTCAACCCCGGCGATCCATCGCTATTAAGGAGACGTCATAATAGAACGTCTGTGAGAAGTTGAGATTTCCACGGATTATTTAAGTGATCAAGAAAAGAAGGAGGGCTCTCGGTCCGTCCTTGGCTCAAGAGCCTCTCCAGGCAGGTGACCTCATGGAAGAACGCAGGTCTCTTGAATTGTACCAAAGATTGTAAATGAAACTAGTTTATCGTCCTTGTTGGATTGCCAACCGTAGGAAAAGGCTTTCGGCCTCATTGACCGCGCGTCACACGAAGGACGATAAATTATTTAGATACCGACAAGAACGTGAATAGCAGCTTTCTCAGCGTCGATTGCAGCGTCGATCTGAGGGACCAAAGCAGCTTTGTAAGCTTCAACAGCTTGCGCTTGAGCAGGCGGAATTGCCGCTGCAACCGCTGCATCAATGTCAGCTTGCGAAAATGTGCCTCCACCAGCAGCAGCTAGTAGAGCCTCCACTTTAGCGAAGAGTTCGTCTTTAACAATTTGTGGAACTAAGCCAGAAACCAAGTCGTCTTTTTGCTCTTGAGTCAACATGAGTAAAATCCCCTTTACTCATGAGATTAATAGAGACGCCTGCGTCATTCAACTAATCAACAAAAGAATAATTGCGTCAAAGATAGCAAAAACTATTAGCGCGTTTCCCATGGTCCTTCGTCGAACAATGTCGCTATCCATAGAGTATCGTGCTCCTTTATCTCTCTCGCTGAGATCCGTCTGAGTAGTACTGGCTCGCCGAACGCAGCTTCAAAATAATCATGCTCAGGCCTATAATGCTCAGGCCGTTCAAGATCATAAATAACGCCTCCTGATTGCACGACAACATGCCAGTATGCACCGTTAGCAAAAGTCCGACGATAACGAGGCTTAATAAAATAGAGTTCCGAATTCTCATCGTTGATTATCTCCGCTGTTGATCTGGCTGTATCGTAGCAATAGCCACGCTTTACCTCAACTTGGGCAAGTGCAGGCATTAGAAATAAAGACACACAAAGACTAACCATGCTTAATTGCGTAAACTCCTAGGCCTAAAATTAAAAATGAAACGAATACAATCATTGTAGCCATACCTTGCCCGCCTCTCCAGTCCTCGTATTTCCGATCCGTTCCCTTCATAACGCTTCCATGTCAGTCCAGGCCTCTACCGCCGCTACATTCCCCGCCGCACCTGTCAGATCCTGTCCAGTCCTGACCCCGCCATTCTACTCCAGCCACTCCGAGACTCTCCCGTCCGTGCCAATACGCTCCATTCCTATCCCGCCGATCCCTTCCCAACCTCACACTTCCGTTCCGGTCCACTACTATCCAATCCAGCCGTGCCTTTTAATTTTCCAGTCCTTTACTAACGACGCCCTTCTGCTCCATTCCGAGGCCGCCTTTCCTTTCCGTTCTGATCAATTCCGATCATGTCCACACCCCGCCGCTCCTATGTGTGCCCATCCAGCCATTCCCTTGCAAACCAGTCCACGCCACTACACGTCGCGCCTCTACCGCCAAGATTTATCTAATGTTTTTTGACTTCAAACATGCCGTAATTTCCATTTTTCTCTGGTCGGTACTCACAGAGTCCAACGGCAAATCCGGCGTTCTCAAATAAATTAATAATTTGCTCTGAGCTTAAAATACCGGTGTTGTACATAACGTCAAAAGTAGCATTCCATTTATCAAAACGCCCGCGATAACGGATGTCGGCCACTTTGGTTAGACCTTTACCAATTCTAACGGGGCGTGAGTCCATAACGGGCTCTGAACCTTTAATCTCAATTAATCCGTCGCCGTGTTCTGTAATATGAAAAGCGCCTCTGGCTCTAGTCATAGGAATACCGTCAATGAATCGGCAAGCGGAAACAGCGCAGTTTTTAATCCCACTCACGGGTATGCCGTAACGTATTTTTTTACCAGAGAACGTGTAAAGGGAGTTACGAAACTCTGCTTCTGGATCTCTGGCTTGCTTAGCCGCCTTAGCCGTCTTCTGTTGTTTTTCTTCAATCTGGCGCTTAGCTTTTTCGCTAAACTTTTGAACCATCAAGGGGCTTAATCCTTCGATAGTAATTCTTAATTTAGCCGTCCTAATGGGCGGAATTTCAACGGTTATTCGATCTGACGGTTGGTCTTTCTTTGCGTTTTTGCTTTGCTTTAACATGATATAACTTCCTTTCAGTTTCAGCGATTGATTGTCGGATAGGCTCTAGCTCCCTGTAAGTTTCGTACCTATCTGACCATGATTTGGCCTCAGCCAAAGCTTTTTGAACTACTTGTGCCCATAAATCCTCAGATTTTTGAGCAACATGTAAGTCCACATATTCAAATTTCTTTTCTGCTTCCACATACACTCTGTGAAATGCAGGAACGTGTTTTTCTTTAAACTCTACGACTACACAGCGAATAATGTTTCTGGCTTGGAATAGCCTATATTTTTCCGCAGCTTGGGTGTCATCCCAGTCGAATAGAGAGTGAATTTCAGATTTTTTAGGTCTAGCTGCCTCAAGCAACTCAGAAGGAGTTAATGCTCCGTCGGGGAAATGTTTCTCAATAAACTTACCTAATATCTTGGCTTGTTTATTATTTAAAAATCCACCTACACGAGCGGTATACTTAACAGCACTCATGCTCTCTCCTTTACGCTCTTACAAAATGGACAATAAAGTTTATGCTCATTAAACTGGCTTACCAGCATTTTGGTAGTTTTGTGCGTGTCACAAAAAATCTCGTTATTTACACCGGGCAAAGCTTTGCGTATCGGTTGCATAACTGACTCGGCGTCCTCATCAAGTTGAGGTAAACAAAAAATACTTTTTAATTCGTAACGTATTGCGTAGCTTTCAATTGTTCCGCCTTTTTGCGGATCATGATTAGGTGGCTCTATTAGTTTTCTCTCCCACATTTTCCATTCGCCACTCGCATGAATTATTGTGGTTATTAAGACAGGATCACCCTTCTCAGAAATACCGCTGCCCTGAGATAGCCAACAATCATTAGCCAATAGAGGTGGTTTCACAACGGCTAGAACCGCCTCCAAAGATGCGTAGTGACTTTTAAAAAACGGGTTCTGACTGTCTTTTACAACCCCGATCATTTCTTTACCGGCAGCGATCATAGCTACGGTTAGGTTTTGGATTTTATCACTTTGATACTTCATGCGTGCTCCTCATATTGCTGATCAATTGTTTGAACTTGTCCCTCAACACGAATTTCAATTTTATAAAGGGATTCCTTTTTTAGGTGGTCCACGTCTTTTTGTGTGAAGTTGTCTTTTTTAGCGAAGTGGAGAATCAATCGAGACTCATCGCAATCCGGTGCGTAAAGCGTTCGGCCACATACGTTTTTCTTAATAAGTTTTATAGTTCGCACTTTAACGTCTTAAGCCTTGTAAAGGCTAAGGTCTAGCGACTAAATTAGTTTACTCTTGGTCAATTGAGACTTGAAAGTGTGGCGCGTCTTTAAAGCGCTCCCACCAACCACCCCAGAAGATATTAAACTTATTCAATTTACAAAAATCAGCAATCTTTCGGTAATACTCGGTCGACCACAAAGGCAATTTATCGCTCATGCGAATTTGAAAAAGATCCATGGCCAGAGCGGGCTTCTTATTGTGCGGACTATCAGGCCACTTGAGCCGCGAGTGCCCCGTGTTGAAAGCAACGTCTTGTGCGAACTGATCGCGAAAAGTGCATGAAATATGACACTCGGGAAATTGATATTTAATTTTAGGAAACGCTTCTTGAAGTATGGGATGCGCGTCTTTTAGTTTTGTCGCGCAGAGAGCGCAATCGCCCCCGGTGTGCTTCATTGATTTTCACACGCTCTTAAACGATTCGTGAGTTCAATAATGTCAGCTCGAACTTTCTCCCACTCTGCGGTGAGAAGAACCACACACTTACCTTTATTAACCGCGTCAGGCTCGCAAGTAGAGAGAGGTAAATCATTCTCGGGCTTAGGTCCGAGCAACGTCCCCTCGAGGTGTTGTCCCTCGAGAGGAGCGATGCCGAAATATTTATAGGACAACGTCGAGCAACCTAAAAGGATGAAAACCCCTAGAAAAATAGGCAAAAAACTCTTTTTCATGTTTGAGGTGGTCTCCCTGTTTTCTCAAATTCCTCGCGCTCTTTTCTGAGTTTCGCCTGCTCATCTTCGATGACCCGTGTAGGGTTTGGCGTAAACCACTTTTTGAGCTGTGGAATAAAGTCGAAAAAACTTTTTAGGAAGCCGAGTATGGCTAAAAACATTAAGCGATCTCGATCTTGCCCTTCGAAATAATTCGAAGTCCCATGTTTAGAATAGCAAAGCCGGTTGCAAGCTCAACTGGATGTGCAGCGATCCATACTTGAACAGCAGGAATAAAGATCGCAGACACTGCGGCGATCAAATTGAGAATCAAAGTTTTAGACTGCCATGCTGGTTTAGTTTCCATTTGTTACCCCCAAGTGTTTCAATTCGTTTTTAATCTCAGCCAGTTCAATGTGAATCTGTTCCAGGTTACGGGTGTATTCCGCTTGCTGAGCCTGGATGTCTTTAAGTATGGCGGCATTGGCGTTCGTCTGCACGTGTAGCTGCGTCAACCAAACCACACCCCCAAACAGCGTAATAACGAGCCCTATGGGTATTAAAGTATTTTCGTTTATAACGCTCAATGCTTTCATGTAGTCATCCTTGACACATCTAGTCAATTACTTCGTTTTAGGTTATAGTTTAACTATGAAGTACGTCTTATGGTTTTCAATCCTTTCGAACACCGCTCTCAGTTTCGCTAAAATTCCAGCCTTTTTCTATTACGCACACATTCATGGTTGGGACATCGCTAGCAAACACTTGGATCACTTTAAGCAAGAGTGGTCCGAAGCTGTAATAGGCCTAGCTTTCATCACAGTTACTTGGTGGGTCCTGTCTCATATTTTGAAGCGCGTCTTTGCAACGCCTTTTTTTGCGCCTCTTCTGCATACGCTTCGTTCGAAGTATCCCCAAGGAGTCCTGCTGCCCACGTTTCTATTTTTGACGCGTAATCTCGTTTCGGGTTGTAAATTGTTGAATCACTTCCTTTTTCGTCTCGATATTTTGCGTATTTAAGGTCCGGCATTTTCTTTATCCCCCAATTTTCTTCCAACGCCCATTAAGAGCATGAGCTTTTGTTGACCTTCAGGCGTTGATAAAAATTTAGACGCTTTCTCTAAAGATTTACCAGTCATCTTGAAAGGAGATCCCATTACGGCTCCAATCATTTCAGGTAATATTTGTCGGGCCTGGATCGCCTTCTTAAGTGTGGCTGGAGATGCCGCTAAGCTAGCGACAACACCCGCGACGGGTCCGCCTAACAATCCGCCTATGGCACCCGCAGAAAGTTGTCGGGCAACAGCTTTACCCGTCACGTCTTTAGGTAACAAAGCTGGTTTAGCGAACTCTTTCTGAGCCGCCAAAGCTTTCGCTTGATCTAAAAGAGGTGCTCCCGTTTGCTTTTGAAGTAATCCCAATTTTTGAGCTTGTCTTGGATTAGTTCCAGCTCCAGCGGACAGAAGTGCTCCCTCTGGACCGCCTGGCATAATTACGTTTTTATTTATTTTGTCTTCAATTTTGTGTAACGCGCTTAACGCGTTATTGGTTTTCTTTATTTCTGGAGCAGCTTCGTTGATTGTTTTTCTTGCTACATTCGCGCCTTGTTTCGCTGCTTTTTCAGCTAAACTTCCAGGAGGGAAAATAGACTTAGGATTATAGCTAGCGTTGCCGTCTAAAAATTGCCTAATTTCTTGAAGCTCTTGCAAGTTTACTTTGTCGGTTTTTCCAGAAACGTTTTTAATGCTTTGAATGTAAGAGTCTACAGCTTTGTACTCTTCAGGAAATAGTTTTGGATTAATCTCTTCCTTAAGTGTCTTGAGTTTTGACGTTATTCCGCTGATATCAATATTTTTTTCAGTGCTAGCCTCGCTTAATGTTTTTGAAATTTGCGCATTAAGTCCTCTTCGCGTGTTTTGAATAGCTGCTTGAGCTTGACCTCTAACATCGTCACTAGCAGCAACAACATCGTCGCCGTATTTTTTTATAAGGTTTTCTACGTCCTTATAATTGGTCATATAGGTTTTAGTGGCTTGTCTAGGCACTCCGGTAGCGGTTTCGCCTATTGTTCCTATGAATCCGGCCTCTATATCTTTGGCTTTTTGAATAGCAGGAGCAACGGTTTCTTTTACGGCAGATATAGCTGGAGCGGCAACCCTAGATGCCATCTGTCCACCCGAAAGAAGTCCTTGAGCGACTTTACCAACCCCAAACCCAGCAGCAGCGGAGGCTGGACTAAATAGCTCTGTGTAAGTTCCAGCTAAGTCTGCCCAAGGCTCTGAAACGCCAGCTTTTTGGTAAATCTGTTTATAGGATGGAGCAGGTTGAGGAGCGTCTCCGTATTGAGACGACGCGGCTTGTAAAGCGCCAGGAACATCAGTTACGTCTTCTTGTAGCTTGCCAACTGCTGACCGAAAAGGACGCTCTATGTATTTGTCAGACTTTTCTCCAAGCCACATTAATGGCTTCAGCGCTGTTTCTCCGACTTGTCTTAAAAATCCTTTATCGGAAGAATCGTTTTGTTGACCGTATCTTTTTTGAAATTCATCAGCGCTTATGGTCTCAGGTTGATCCCCAGATGAGGTTGCTTTGCCATATCTTTTTTGAAATTCTTCAGCAGTTATTGTTTCGGGCATAACTATTTCCCTTTTTTCTCAGTCAAAGTGCCGTCAGGGTTTTTGACCCATTGCTTTCCATCTGGAGTAGTGATGGGCGGTGCTTTGGTCTCGGTTTTTATTGATTTAACTTTATCCCACGCCTCTCCTGCCGCTGCCTTTAGGTTTTCAATGGCTTGAGCCCGATTTGCTTTCTTTTGCTCCAGGACTTCTGGACCGTCTCCGGCTCTTGGGAAATATTGTTTAGCGTATTTATCAAATTCGCTGGGCGCTACTGCTGCACCAGATTCTTTTCTCAAAAGCGCATTTACAAAGTTAAGTTCGGCTTGCTCCTGTCTTTTAAGCTCCTGAGATTTAGCCATATCGGGCAAATATCCCTTAACTTCCTCCATTCGAGCGGCCCTATTGTAACCAGAGTCCACTAGTGAGTTAAAATCATTTTCTGCTTGAATCATTCTCTTTCCAAAGCCAGCCGCCACTAAAGGTGCTTCTTTTGACTCATTTAAAGCCTTTATTTTTGCCTTTTCCTCTAGTTTCGAATTTGTAAAGTCTTGCTTACTTTTATCTAAATCCAATTGACCCTTTTCGCTTAAACCAGTTTTAACTAATCGCACTTTCCCGGAAGGATCATATTCAGCAGCATAACCTTTATCGATACCCTTCAATGTGTCTTCTCTGGCTTGTCTTTCGGCGTCTCTACCGCGCTTACCCAACATGCCCTGTGGTTGATTGTAGTTGCCGCTTTGATCTGGCAAGACGGAGAAAAATTGACCAGGAGTCGAAGGACCAGAACTACCGGCGGAGTTAAACTGCTCTTCAACTTCAGCAGAAACAAGCCCCTTTGGTAAGTATCCTAGAGAATCTATTGCCTTCGTGGCTGATTCGACTTCGTCTTTTTTGGCCATTCTGTTTTTAAGGGCCATTTCTAACTCTTGTTGTTTTTGTTTTTGAGCGTAATCGCGCTCTAAACGATAACTATCCAAGCCAGCGTTTAACCCCGTCCCTAATGCGCCTAAAAGTCCGTAATCAGCCATATATTCTCCTAATAAACTTCGTCGGGTTGTCGTGATTGAACTGTCTGTTGTGGTGAGGGCGCTTGATTTCTACTTCTAATAGCCATTCCACCAACTTTGCCAGCAGCTCCGAACAGTGATCCTAGGGCAGCGTTTCTAGCTGCAACTTGATTTTGATACGCTTGCGACTCCATTTGAGCGGCACCCATATCGCCTTGAACTTTTTGCTTCATTAACCCTTGAGCCACGTTCATACGATTCATTTGATCGCCACGACCTGCAACACCCATTCGTTGTTGAAGGTTCGCATAATTAGTAGCGCGGTTAGTCTGAGCACGTCTTTGAAGAGCTGACCGAATTGCGTCGTCACCGTAACTTGGATCGGCAGCGAGAGGCGTTTGAGTCTGAGCTTGCTCAAGATATCTATTTCTTAAAACGTCAGCGTTTGATCCCGCATCGTTAACTAGACGATCTAGGTTTTCTTTACCCGCGTCGTCCATTTCAGCATTCGTGTAGCCTACAGGAGCGCCGTTAGCGCCAAGCATGTAGTTAACCCCACCGAGAGGGCCTTGAGTTAACGCGCTAGCCTTGCTGATATTTCCAGCGTTAAAAATTCCCATTACGCGCCTCCAGCGAATGCACCGATCAGAGATCCAGCACCACCGGCAGCGGCGTTCATCATTCCTGTTCGGCCTTGTCTACGATCTAAAGCTTGTTGATAAAGCATATTTTCACGTTGTTGAGCCATGTCCCTATAGTCTAGCGAAGAGGCAGCGGCTTGAGCATTAAGCTTGTCAGCGTTCAAATACTCTTGGCGAGAGATGTCAGCCATTTGGTTATTAAGATCAGCACTCGATTGATTTTGAGCAGCTAGATCGGCTTGTTGTTTAAGACCTGAGTAGAGCTGCCCACGAGATTGAGCGCCTTGCTTAATTCCAGCCATGCTCGATGCTAGTTGCCTGCGCGAGTTGCCTAACGCTAGGCCGCCTTGATTCTTAATAGCGTCTTGAGGGCTAAACTCTTTAGCCATTTCGTTTTGCTTGTCGCGTAGTTTTTTATATCTATCGTCAAGCTGACCAACACCAGGACCATCGCCAGGACCACGAAACGCACCGGTAATGCCTCCGAAGAGTCCGCCACCTAATGCCCCTGCTATATCTCCGAAACCCATACGCATCCCCTCAAATAAATATAAACACAGTGGCCGTGCCGACTGCGTCTGATTTTAAAGTAATCGTCTGATCTGTAAAAGCTTTCGTACCGTTGTAAACACGCATCGCTGCGGTAGCGCCAATAACTACATAGCCAATTGGAATATTCTTTAAGCCGTGATCCACGACAGTGTCAGCGTCTGTTGCCGTAAACTCAACACTCACAATCGACTTCACTAAATTCTCGCTAGATAGATTGGAGTTAATAACGTTAACGATGTCATTGATCGTAACTGACACAAACCTAGTAAGGTCTTTAAGCTCTGAACAATTAGTAAGATCTTGCGTAGTTTTAAGCTTCATACAGGTCTTTGGAACCTCGACTCAAACGCAAAACCATTGATTTTTAGCGGTAAACTAGCTGAATAATGAGACACCTCGGCTTGAATGCTTCTCGCTGAGATTCCAAAGTCAATTCGTGATTGATATGGGTTTTGGTACATGGTCTCTGTGAATTGAATCGTCGAGCCGTAGTTAGATCTAAAGTTACACGTCAAAGCTGAGGTAACTCCCGATACAGGATCGATATCTAGATAAAACCTGCGATACATGCGCTCGGTCGTCTGACCACTTACCGCATAGAAGCGCGAATCAAGATAGCAAGTAATCCCTTGACCAGAGTCTCCATAATAACTCGCACCAAAGTTAAAGATTGAACCAGTATACCCACCATAAATGACGGATCGATCAGATAACGAGCCTTTTCCAAGCCACGCACTAGAGAGGTTGAGTCCTTCATACTTTGTCCAAGCTTGTGTGAAATAGTCATACACAGCTATGCAATTAATTAAGGTTGAGCCGTTGCAAGGGAAGCCGAACCAGATTTCGTTTGAGCGTTTTACGTGCAAAGCCCAAGCGTTATCTAAAGCAGCCGTAATATTGACTGAGTTTAATAGCGGTTCGATCTTGTTGCTAACGACCGTGATGTTAGCGCCGTTATACTCAATGATTCCTTTTTGATCGTCCCAAAACCAACACAAATTCTCAAACGTCACGATCGCACGGTTAGAGCCAGCTCCGTATTGATCAGAAATCTCTTGCAACAAAGGGTCATTTGGATTGTCGCCCGTGTATCGGTGAAAAGACCTGCGCTTAAAAACTAAACAAGAGCCAGCGTATGATTTCAATCCAGTGATCTTGTCGCCGTCGTTAGTTCTAAACTCAGCGTTGAAAGCGGGATCAATATTTTCAGGCTCACCGATATCAGACCAGTAGAGCGTGCTTTGAAGATTAGAGAATCCTGCAACCATCAATTGGTTGTTATAAATCTCCATGTATTTAGGTGCGTTTGTGAAATACAACCCAGTAGGCGCGACAGTCGTACCAATCGGATAACCCGGATCGACTGCGGTAGTAGACGCGGGAGTTATAAAAGTAGTACCGAACATGTCGATAGATCCGACCGCTGATCTATAAAGAGCAATGTTTGTCACACCGAATCCAGTCGGCGTAGTCATTCCGTAATAAGTAATCGCTAAGTTAGCGGCAGCGAGAGTGACGGTTACTCCTTCGCTTACTGGCCCTAAATAACCAGCGTCATTCTTATACCCGTATCCAACAACGTAAATTCCCGCGGCAAGTGAACCACCAGCCGATGCTGTAGCGCCAAACCCTACGATGCCTTGTGGAAGCCCAAACAGGCTTGAATTTGTCCCGTCAGTTTTAAACCAATCAGTGCCGTTAGCGCAAAACAACCGATCTACGAAAACAGTAAAATCAAATAAAGCGCCACTAGCAAGGCTAGTCCGTATAGCGTTAAACCCAGCCCCAACAGTGTAAAGATTAGTATTTGCCGCAGCAACGATAAAAGACGACCCATCCAAACGCTCAAACTCTATGCCTCCAGTGATTCGACCGATTACAGTCGCCCCTGAATATAGTGTAGTGCCATCTCGCTTAGTAAGGGCACCCGGTGTCTTAAAATTAAGATTACTTAAGTCGCGAAACTCTTGAGGTCCGTTAACGTAAGCCGAAACCTTGGTGTTAATTCCACCGAGTTGTTCGTAAGTTTCGGTCTTAACCTTTTCGTAACTCACCAGTAAAATCCTTCATTTACCGACACACCAGTGTCAATAATTTGACGAGGAACATCTTGGTTTCTCTCTTGATCGTCGGTGTCCATGTCTTTCTCGAAGATCATAATTTTCTTCTCTAAAAGATCAGAGACCCGACCGTCTTTGATGAAACCGTCACGAGCTGCGTAAAGAGCTACCAACTCTTGGTAGTCACTTGGAACGTCAGGAATATTTAGATCGCTCACCATTTCAGTAACGGAACGCGTGTAAATCATACGCATGACGTACGGAAGAGTGGGAGCAGGCCTCACGTCGATTTTGTTTCTTAAGATCGTGTAGAAATTAGGAGTGCCAGTTCCTTGAAGCACAATGTCTCGTTGATTGGTTGTGATCGGCAAAAGGTTAGCCGTAGCTTCGTTTGGAGTAACGCCGGAAACAACAACCTCGAGGCGCATTACTTTTTTGAAATCTTCAGGCAACGCGTAATCTCGTTGATTGATCACCATCGTCGTTTGAACACATTTTGTGTAGTAGTTTTGAGCCGCTTTCACTAAGCGCTTGTAGACTTCGATTTGAGCGTTATTAAGCCAAGTGTTCACCTGAGTAGAGGTGAAGTAACCACCAGAGTTTGTGTTGATGCCTTGTTGGTCATCGAGCCAAGTGTAAACAAGACTGCGTAGTTCGCCACGGTTCATGAAGTTCCCCCAAAAAGTGTAACTTAATGAACGCAGCCGCTTAGGGTTGTTGCGCTCTAATCAATGCACGTTTCGATGCTGGTTGATCCGGTAGCGCAATCAATCCAGGTAGTCGTGACTGACTGTTCGCTTGGCGTCCAGATATCGGCGCAAGGGAACAAGAATCCAAAAGTATTAAGGCCCAATCCGCTGACGTTCCAATTTAATCCCACAAAACCGTAACTAATTTGGTTCTGAGCAGAAATCGTCGCGTCTATCGCGTTTGCCATGAAATCAGTTTACATGAGCTTAGGAAAAGATTCCAACCATGATTCGGCGACTTTTTTCCACGAGTACATCTCGGGATTGAATTTAACACGCTTATAAGCCTCTTCTGAGATGGCTTTATTGGTCGCGTCAACGAATTTCACCAACTCCTCGGGAGTTACAGCTTCGCCGTTAACCTGTGTTGCCATCCCGTCGCTCACAAATGGAGCTAACGTGTCGACAACCCCACCGATCCCTCTAAAGATTGGATAAACCCCGCAACCCACTAACTCCATAGCGCTGATACAAGAGGTTTCAATCCAGTCACTTGGACTCAACCAGTAAGCAGCTCCCCGAAAGGCTTTCATTAACTCGTCTTGTTGTGTGGCACCCTTGTAAGTCACCCACTCTTTACGCTCTTCCATCATGATCTTCAACTTGTCGTGTAAAGCCTGGTGATTGTATCTGGGCAAGTGCTCGATACCGTAGAACACGTCTAGAGTTACCTTTGGATGGGTCTTTCTAACCTCGTCGAGCACGAGCATGACCCGGTCTAGTCCGCGATCAGGGGAGTTAGGGAAAACAAACTTAAACGGGTCTTTGTCGACAAGATCATTAGTGAATCTCTCGGGCTTGATCCCGTTCCTTGTGACGAAGATCTTATCTTCCGGTAACTTTTGATTCGCCATAACCCATTTCTTATGAAACGGCGTTAGACACAAATGCTTGACGTAATTAGCCGTATTCTCGGCTCCTTGAGTGAATAAGTCGTGACACCAAAGAAACGTAGGAGCTTCAGTGACCTTAATATTATGACGCCAGGCGATATGTAGCCATGGTTTATGATCTTTCATGTAATCCATGAGCTTATTATTTGAAATGTATTCAACACCGTCACACACGACATCATTTTGACGCATGTTAAAGACCTTAACCTTGCGACCCGATAACTTATGAAGCCAATAAGCCATTTCGATAGCAGCAGTCTCACTGCCGCCCATAGCTTTCGTTTTAGCGATGTCTGCGTCCCACTCATACGCATTTTGTGGAGCGGTTGATATGACGATGTCATCGCAAGGCTTGCCCGTCTTATAGGCCAAAGAGCCCTCTTTAAGACGTGTCACCTCAGCTAGCAACGCAATACCCTCTTCGCTACCTTTTGACGCGGACCACTGAGCTTCGATCTGCGCTTTGTCTAAATCACCCATTTGAGCGTAAATGCGCGTCAACATATTGGCAGGGTAAAGACCGTAGCAATCAGTATTAGAAAATATCGGTGCCGTAGCTGCATTGTTTTGAATACAAGCCTTAGCCGCTACAAAATGAGGAATCGCCCCAACAAGGTTATTAAGTTTCAAATGACAATCGCCGATTATGCAATGGTACTCCGCTCTATGCGGGTTAACCATCAACCCCAAGTAAGCCATCTCCATAGCCTTCGGGAATTGATTACACTTCATGTAAGCCCAAGCCGCATACTGATACGTCAAAACTCTATCGTGTTGCTCTAACTCCCCACTAGCGGCGGCCCTCGTTAACTCGTTAGCAGCTTCAACGGGTTGGTCGGCTTCAAACAGCTCTTTCCCATAGTAGTATTGCATCCTGGGGTCCAAACCCTTCAGCTTGTGATGCTCCATGATCTTGATATTGCGTGACCGATCTTTCTTCATGTCGTCGTCGGTCCGCATGTGACGAATACACCACTGCTCAGTGCTCAAGACTCTAATCGGCGCGTTACCTACAGGTGGAATCCCTTCATGCAAAAAGTACTTCCATTGCATCCCACGATTTAACCGAATGACACGCTCACGAATAAACGTGCAATTAGGCACTCCATTCTTGTCGCTAGCGTAATGGTAAGGAGCGACCCAAAAGTCACCCAGATTCATAATGTCGTTTTTGAAAGCTAAGAATTTCTCAGCGTTATCAAGTACATCGTCGCCATCCATCCAAAAACCGAAGTCAGTCTTTAGCTTCGACATAGCGAAGTTTCTAGCGGCAGCGAAGTCGTTGATCCACTCGAAGTGATGGACCTCATACCCTAACTCGTGCGCTATCTTAACGGTGTCATCAGTGGAGCCAGTGTCCACCAATACGTATTGATCAAAAATACCCTTAATTGATTCATGGAAACGACGAAGATTATCTGCCTCATTCTTCATGATGCAGAATAGACCTACTGTTTGGCTCAAAACCAACCCCCTGGAGAAGAGTTAAACTACTTAGGTTTTTGTAGCAGCAGTGGTCGTATTAGTTAAGGTTTTTTCAACTAAAAGGGTTGACGATCCGCGTGAGTAGACGTCCCAAATGCCCGTGCTCTTGTCGAAGTTAGAGTTACCTTCGAGGTATTCTTGAGCGCGTTTTAAGTAACCAATCACGGTCTGCGGATCTACACTTGTTGATCCAAAAGAATCACCCAAAGTGCCGACCTTTTCGTCAACGGACTGAATAGGATCTAGTACGCCCTTAATGTAACGGTCAGAAGAGCTAAGAGCAGCCCCGCCATCAGCCAAGAAATTAATCGAAAATGTAGGGCCATAACTAAATTGATAAAACCCGCTACCCGCCAAGATCTCGGTGATTCCTGGAGGTGCTAAAGTTGCTCCTGTATCCGCATTAAAAAATAACACCAAAGTAGGGCTTAAACCAGTGTTGGCCCTTGGGTCTCCTGTACCGAACGCTAGTGAATATCTCTTAGCCATTGAAACCTTCCCCCAAGTAAGTGACTTCTAAATAAGAAAGCCCACCGTTTACAGCTAGAACTCCGTTATTTGACTGTACCCTCAGCACGTCGCCAGCCTTTAGCGGAACAATATTTGAGCACGATCCCGCTACATCGTTGGCAGGCGTAAACGACTCAGCAACCACTTCGTTGAATTGAGTGTTACCGATAGATCCAGTCAATAAAGACGCGTTCTTGGTAACCTGAAGTGTTGCTGCTGATGTGTAGCGCATTCTACAAGACACTGAGTAAAAGCCGTCTTGAAGAATTACTATTCTCGTACCGTTAGTTGAGTCAGACACAACCTTAAACGGACCGGACAATCTATCGACACTTAAGAACTGACGAACACCCGTGTCAGTAGCAGCTCCGTTGTTATCGTCACGGACTTTCACATTACCGTATTTGAATTGTGATGTTGTCACACCAACTACGTTTTGAAGATTCTCAATCTCGTCATACGTGCGGCAAACATCAAGCGCGTAGACTTGAGTCGTAACACCAGTCACCGTTAATGCTAGAGTGTGAAACCCTTCGGTCGCAACTGCTGTCATCAAGCCATAACTACAACCCACAGGTGAGCCATCAAGGTTCATCGTGAATGATCCACCCTGACCTAAGAGAGTGAAATTCTTTCCGTAGTATTGAAAATTCAAAGTTCCGTTAGTCGATGACCCGTAATAGATCACAGTGCCCGGAACGCTATGTGTAGTTCCACGACCCCAACCACCCTTGAAATATAACTCTTCAGCGTAGTAACGCTTCCAAGTTCCAAGTGTTATCAAGCTAGCGTTAACAACCGTGCGAGACGTAAGAGTTTGTTGAACGTCAATCTGAGCTAAGATCCCGTTAGAAATCCCGCTAGCTGCGTTACTCTTCTCGTACATCGTAACTGATTTAATTCCCCAATTACCCATGGACACACCGGCGTTAAACACAACCGAGTTCCAACCAGGTCCAGCATCGGCAAACACTGGGACTTTAACCGAGTTAGACAACACGCCTGAGTTAAGTGTGAACCCAAAGCATCCGTTAATGTTCACTGATCCTTGAAGGAGTGTGGTAGCTCCGCTCGTTGCGAACTCGATCTCGCAAGCTTGGAATCTTCCATCGATTTGGAAATAAGTGTTAGCAGCTAAAGTCATTCCAAGAGCTGGCGACGAGTAGTTCATCGTCGTGATCCCTAGGTTATTACCGAACATCGTGTAATTACCGTTAGGGTCCGAGTAATACTTAAGACCACTAGCCGCAGTCACACCAGGATAAATGTTTGAGAATCCCGTGATCTGACTTTGACCGAAGATCGATTTAACTTGGTAGAATGTGGCCGATATTGGGCTGATGGCTGATGTCGTTCCACCGATATTCGTGTAACCCTGCCAAGCCTTATATAAAAGACCCGACACACCGAAAGATAACGTCGGTCCAACCGTCAACGTGTCAGTACTTTGAGTTAATACTGATCCCACGTAAACCTGCGAAGCGCCTGTTCCTAAAGCTACTAATCCCGCACCAACCGGATACGATCCACCAGTGCCAGTGGTAACTGTAATTTGGTTTCCACCGCTTGCGCCAACTCCAATAGTCTGAAGCATTGTGCAACCGAGTGCCGTTGTGGAGTAAACCCCACCCGCTGACTTAGAAACTAAAGCTCTGCCACCAAGTGAGCTACCCATAGCAGGGAAAGCTAGTGTCGCACCCGTGCTTGTCAGTGACTTACTTTTATCAACGTATGTAGTACCTGGATAACAATCGATATTAGCGCCAGAATTTTCAAAATAAACAATGACGCCTTGGATTTTATAGTTCGCTCCAGCTACCGACGGGAAAATACCGTAAGTATGAATGTCCTTTGTTTCATTAGAAGACGCATGAACAAATACAGCGTGACGTCGACCAATCTCATACTCAATCCCACCGGAAGTGAGCACAGGCAACGCGTTGTTTTGTGAGCTAGTGAATCCGTTAACTCCATCCACCACAATTTGATAAGTTGATGTCGTTCCACTATCAGGCATCACGATCCAAGCAACTCTGCGAGCTGTGGTTGTGATGAAGATTCCAGGCAAAGGATTCGCATCTAACTCTGCCGAGGCTAGTTCGATATATTTAGTTTGGTTGCTGGACTTTAATCCACACACACCTTGGAGATACGCGTTAACTCCAGGGAAATTTTCTTGAAAACCAATCTTATAAATAGGATGCGGCGTGTAAGCCGATGCCGGTGGAAATTGCTTAGGGTCTGTGATCAACGAGAGGCTATTGAACCACAAAGTCTTAGGACCAAACTTTGGAGCGTCGTCGTTGCCGTAAAACCCGTTGAAAGGATTTTTAAAAGCACTGGTAGAAAAACTAGTGTTGTTAGTTGGGGCCAAAGAAACATCAGGAAATACGTCTTTAACGTATTCGGCTGAGCCGGTGGGTTGTCCTGCGTCGTTAAGAAATAGTGTGAAGTTACCTGACATTGATCCCCCTGATTTGGGGAGGCTGGGCGAGAGCGTGATCCAAAGACCACATCCCCCGCCCAATATTCCCCTAGCAAGACATTAGTCTAGCTTAAGCGCTCGAACCGTTCAACGAAACGATGTCCTGAGTCTTCTTAACTACGAAGTTCATACAAAGATCCGTTGTGTTACCCGAAGAAACGCTGGTCACAATCTGGAGGACATCGCCGGCTTGAAGGCTGAGCAATGTGCTTCCGACTGCTGCGAGACCGCTGAAGCCTTGAACGCCCGAAGTTCCAACGTTCACAAGAACGAGGTTCGAGATTCCAAGGGCAATAGCTGTAGCGCCTGTGCCAGGAATAAAACGGTTAACTTGCATTGCAACCTGCATGGCGTTCGAAACACCAAGCGCAGCTGCGCGCAATCCGACTAGAGTACATGGGTATGGAAGCACTGCTACTTGCTTTGTGGTGCCAGTAGCAAGCGCGCCGAGAGAAACGTTAATAACGTCTTTCTGTTCGGACGCGTCTTTATCGCGATTGACAATAGCCATTGTCATTTCTCCTTTAAACGTCGTCGATCAAACTTACTCAACGACGCCGTGTTTATTTCATTCGTAGCTTTAGCGAAATCCCGTCTGAGGTCTGCCGCTCTAGCTGCGAACTCATTTTTTTGTTCTCTTTTTGCATTTCTCTCGCGTCTCTCACGCTTCTCAACTATCTCGTCGTAAACAGAGTGTTGCCATGAATCCATTCTCCTGAATTGCTCCAAGATTGGCTCCATACCCCACTCCACTGGGCGACCCGATAGTGACCAGTCATCAGTTAACGCGACAATAAACTCGGGTTCTGGACGGCCCCTTAAAGAGACACCTTCAACTGTTGCTCGATATGGCTGACGCCAAATCTGAACTACGCCATTTACACGCATTGCGTATAAAAGCCGGTCATAGCCAGTTACAGTTTGGTTAACTCTATAAAGATACCGATCCATAGTCCCTCGATTATGGAGAAATGTAGCTCGTAAGTACGGCTTGAGCGCTGTACTTTTCGCAGAAGAGGTTAGCGAATAACCGGAGTCTAACCTGAAACGCATCCGAACTTGTCTGTGCGATCATATAGGATCCGGTTTCATCGGCCCACTCCAGCTCGGCCAAAACGTATTTCCTCCAGTTCTTACGATCTAAGAAGAAAAAGTCCTGCGGACTGTCTTTATCTGGAACTACAGGTTGTCCTGCGAATTCTAGGTAAGACTGATTCTTGTCCGTAAACGAGCCGTCGCCCTTCACTTTTCCTGCGCCATCAATTACGTACCGACGATCGGCCACAAGGAGCTTGTTATAAAAGCGCTCCGAGTTGAAGTCGCAAAGAACGGTGTCGATCTTTGCTCCACCGCGTCGGCGAGCTTCGTTAACTGCTTGTTGCATAGCGTTTAAGGAAAGCTGTCCGCCAGAGGCAGAAATGACGTTCCCTGTGTATGCAGAGTATGTGCTTCGGTCGATTCCATAGATCGTGCTGGTTCCACCATCGAGACCGTAGAGCAAGCCTTGGATTTCGTTTCCGAAAGATCCAGAGCGAACCACGATATCGTTAGCAGAGCAAGTTACAGCAGCGCTCAATGTAAGAGTAGCTGTTGTCGTGCCCGAAATAGCTGTAATCGTCACAGCAGAAGCAACGAGAGTTGTTCCTGAGTAAATGTCGATTACTGAACCGATATCAAGATACTTGTTACCGTCTTCGTTAGAAGTACGGCCAGTTACCGTGATGATGGTTGAAGCTACTGCAGCAGCCGAAACTGTTGCGAGATCGCCTGATCCGTCCCAGAAAAGCTGCCTGTTAACATCGGTTTTAAGGTCGTTTAAACCCTCATCCATTTCGTAAGTCATAGCGCTTACGAATGCACCCTTGTCGCCTTGTGAAGCCTTGATCATTGGGCCTGTCAATCCGAACACGAGGTAGTTAAACTTCGCGCTGATTGCGGCTTGTTGAGTTCCTTGCTTTCCAGAGGCTGGCAATGTGCCACCATCAGCAACTGCGCCAATGGATTGGTTACGAGAAACTTTCAATGGTCGAATTACTTGTAGACCGTTGAACTTCTCTTTCCCCTTCTCGATCTCCCGGTACAAGGGCAAATCGTCATTAAACTGACTGACTAGCGGCCCTTGGTACCAATTTTTCAAGAGGGCAGCTGCTGAACTAATTGAGGCAAATTGATTTGCCATAAGTCATGCTCCCTTTAGTTATCCAGCGTCATCCCATTTTCCATCGACTTAATCAGCGCAGCTTGAGCTTCCTTCAAGTTCCTATGAGTCCGTGGAGCTTGACCGGGAATGCCGCCGCCGGCTGCCGTGTCTTGGCCTTTGAGATTCGCTGTTTTTTGTTGGTTTAATTGTTCCGTTTGCCACCGCTTAAGCCTAGCTGTGTCTTGCTCGTGGACGGTCTTGAATATCGTTTCCCACGTCTGATCATTGAGCTTCTGGCCCTTATCTAGCGCAGCTTGTGCGTACATAGTGACCTTGCTCTCATCAGCGTAGGGATATTTGGCGGAGTACTTGGTGAAGACAGAATCTAGTTCGCTCTCGGCGGCTTTGATTTGTCGTTCCTCGTAATCGGCCAGGACGGTGTCGAGCTTGCCCAGCTTCGCTTGCCACTCAGGTGGAAGCGTGCTCGGAGTGACCTGGGCTTGTGGCCCAGTTTGCGTCGATTCAGGGGAGGGTTTAAATTGGTCGAGCACCCAGTGAAACTTCTCTGGGTAGACTCGTTTAAACTCTTCGCTGATCTCTGCGAAATTTTTAGCGTCTTTAAGTTTAGGAAGATCATACTTAAGCGCCTCGGTGAACTTGCGCTCTTCGCTGATTTCCTGAACCTTACGCGTGTAATCGGCATGGCGCATGTAAGCCGAAGTGAAATCCTTCGGTGTCCATTCCTTGCCTTGAAACTTAAATTTCTCGATCTTGTCTAACTCAAGCATTTCTTGCGCCGCTGTCGACGCTTCTTGTGCTGGATTAGATTCGGAAGCAACCGATTCGGTTGACTCGGTAGACGAGACTTCTTGTTCTGGAGAGATATTCATTCAGTCGGTCCTATTTCTTTAAAGCAGCTTGCTGCGCGCGTTCCATGAGCGAGCGAGGCTTGCGGTTTTTGAGATCTTCCTTATCCCCATCCGACATGCTGCCCATCATTTGTGCTTTCATGTCTTCAATTTCTTTAGCTTCAACTGGATGCTCGTCGCTCATTGGCTCAACTACTTTAGGAGCCATTTCTTTCGCTTCTTCCATCTCGCCCTTTTCGAACTCAGGAGATTCAGCGGCTTCGTGAGCTGCTCCTTCTTCAGGTTCACCGGCAGAAATCGTGATGGTTAAGATTTTATCTTTACGTCCAGCTAAAGCTTTTTCCATTGGGTTCATTAGATCGGTCCTTCCGTGGGCGGTTGTTCCATTCCCAGTCCCTCAGGAGCAGGAGGCATTTCTCCTGGCCCTGAGAGCGGTTGTGGTGGTTGATTTTGTTGAATAAAGAATTGTAAGTGTTGCTCGGCGCAATCATCAAAAAGCATTTGAATCTGAGGAGGTAGCTTCTCAAACTTCTCTTGCTTCCTAAATCGGTTAAGCTCAGTGATCCAAGCTTCGTGGTTATCAAACTCATGAACCATAACAGGTAGGCCTTGCTCTAGAGCCGAGATACCGCGTTTGATTTGAGCTTGATCGATTCCGTAATCTTCCCAAGCCTCGCCGATGTCGCCGAATTCAAGCATTCCAAGCACCTTTTCAAGCACTTTAGGATCTTGAGGATTACCAAGTAGACCTTGGTTAAATAGATTTAGAACTTCTTGGCGACGAAGAGCTTTATTCCCTGGCAGTGTTGATCCTCGGATAACAATAACGTCAGTGTTATTTCGGATGTCTGCGCCTACGAAGTCTTTGACCGTATACTCTAGCGAAGTGCCCGCGATCTTAAGCTTGCGCGGCATGACGTAATAATCTTGCACATACGATAGAATCAATTTTCCAAGTCTAGCAAACGCACCTTCGTGTTGCTCAGTGATCACACCGATTCGGGAGTCATCAGCTTCAGTCAAGATCTGCATACCTAGAGCAGGGATTCCCGCACTCGGTAATGTTCCACGTGACACCTCAGAAATTCCAGAGATGTCATTCATCATTTGAGTTAAGCGCTCTTCTTCCTTGTACGCATACTCGGGAATCATAGGCATTGTCATTGGGACAGGTGCGCCACCGTTCGGAGCGTTAGGTACAGGCGTATAATAAACTAACTCACCTGATTGATCGTTAAGCGATTCTTGAGCAATTGCAGATCCACGAGCGGCAATTAACTTTCCTGAGAGAAGTTTCTTAGTCCACTCAGCTCGACGACGAATAGTTTCGTTGTATTGATCTTGAATCGGGCGAAGAGATGTAATGATCGCTTCTGAATAATATTTCCCGGCCACTAGTATGTCGTCGAACTTACAAAACGGGATCTCGCCACAAGGCAACTCTTTATCAACAAGCACGATACCGTTAGCTACCGTGATCATGCGACCATTCGGGTATTTCTTCGACGGAGCCTCATACTTCGTTAGCTCAATGGCCGAATCTTTCATGGCCATACCAAGACCCGAGCTTGCAGGCCCTCGAGCGTTTAACGAATTAATTCTATAGTCGTATTGAAGAGATAGAAGCCACGCGTCTTCTTCTTTAACGAGATCACCCTTCTCAGGGTAGTGCATCTTGAAATAATCGAGCTTCCGTACCTTAGCTTGAATCAACCAAGACTTGCACACGTCATCCCAGTTTTTAGCTTGAGCGTCGACGAATATTTCAAAAGGACTAACAACATCAATACGAATGTCGCCTTCGTATTCAAGCTCACCAGTCTCGGGATTTACTTGGCGCTTACCTAACGTCGGGTCCCAGCACACTTTCATGTAGCCGTGACCACACTGCTGCGTCCACATGTAGAGTGGAATACGCTTCTCGTCGATATGCTCTTTAGACCAAATGTATTTTAAGATTTGAAGCGATAGGCGTGCGGCGTCTTTGTCTTCTACGCTCGAACTCTCGGGCTGCACGTCATACTTAGGTGGGTTTTTGCAAAGCTTAGCTAAACGATTGTTAATCGTTGGTAAGATCTTGTTAACGTGCATGCGGTTCTTTTTAAGATACGCACCAGCACGATTCACGGGCACGAACTGACGATTAGTCGTGTCGAAAGTAATCCCATCATAGCCAGACATGTAAGCGATATTCGTCATCCAGATACCTTCCGCGGCTATACGGTTAGCCATGGCACGGTTCTCTTCAATTTTTTGACGAATGTGTGCAGCGAGGTCTTTCTCCTCTTGAGTCTGCTCACTTACTTGCGTTTTAACCCTATCTTCTAAATTCAGACAATTATCTTAAGCTCTGGAGGGAGTTAGATAATTCCTTGCAATGCACCTAAATCCTCACGAGGCTCATCGTCTACAACGTACTTCGGTCCTTGATTTAGTGTATCAAGATTTTCCGAAACCTTATAACCGTAGTAGTTACCAGCCATAATTCTATCGATGAGCTTCTGTAGCTGATTGTAATGCACCCACTCGCGAAATACCAACATAACAGCGAGCAGTATTATGACAAAACTAGCCACGTCCTACCACCACACACTCACTCGGTCCAAACACCTTAGTCGAGAGATCTTCGTTCTCTGCGTCTTGTGCTGATTGAATCGTGCCGGTTGGTGCTACTTTAATCCCTTGGAAAATAAAGTACTTAGTATTGCCTAATCCACGAGGCAAATAATAGTTGATGATCTCTGGTGAGGCTTCTACCCACTCTTGATGATCAATCTTGGCGCGGTCAACTTTCATTAAGAATTCAGAAATCGTCTCGCGCTTATCTTGCACATCAAAAGGCTTTTGATTGCTGCCTTGCGACGAGTTGTCGGATGTACCAAGACTCGTATCTAGGGTCGTTTGGAGCTGGCTCTGTTTCATCTGGTTTTTTCTCCTCTGGTTTAAATGCTATTTCTTCAATGCTTGCGAGCGCGTCAAGAATGTCGTCGTGTGATCCTCTAGGAAAGGTCGCGAACTCGTCTTCAAAGTCTTTAAATCCCCGTTTAACAAATATCCTACCCCACTCAAAACGAGGCACAAGCCCTAAGATTCGGACTTGCTTAGACATTCCCGATCTAGTGATTCCTTTAACAGGTAGCACGACGTTACGCCTGCGCATTTCCTCGTCGACCATGTAAAGCAACGCCTCTTGATAGGCTACACTTTCAACACCTAACGCGTTGAGTTGAAACTCTCGGCAGATGTCGAACATTTTACTTACTATTTCTGTTGGGGTGATTCGGTAACGAGCCGCAAGACGAAGATACCAATTACCAATAAGATCAACGGACACAATAACAACCCCAGTGTAATCCGAATGAACCTTTTGACCGATTGCAGGATCAATAAATCCAAAGTGCGTTAGCTCCTCGGGTAACTTCTCGTAATTCCTAAGCCACGCGTCTTTGAAAGATTTCTGGTCCTCTGGAATAACCTCGTTAAGGTATTGGTTAGCAAAGATATAAGAACCCTGCGTGCGCCTCGCGTTATCAAGGAACTCCTTTGTCAGTCTCTCGGGGAATAGCAACGAGCCGTCTGGATAAATTGCTCGTTTATAAACTAGAGACCACTCCAATCAGATAACCCTGATCTTGGGTAACTTTCTGCCGGATAGGTAAGGTTTAGCTCTAAGCATTAAGCGCCTTGAGTCTTGCCGAACATGAAGCACACAACTTGTGTCGCTCCAGGAGCAGCGAGATAGAAGTTAGCGGGACCGTCAACGCTATACTCAGCCGTTGTTAGAACGTATCCACCGCTTAAGCCCACAGATACTAACTGTGCAGCTGTGAGTGTTGTGCCGGAAGCGCCGCAACCCAAATTCAAGAGCGTTCCACCTGTAAGGTTACGATAGAGCATGGAGTTTTGACCGGCTTGTCCTTGAACAAATACTGCAACGGTCGCTCCAACTGGAACTGCAATTTGGGTGACCCCAACACTGAAAATTGAATCTGAACTTGATGTAGCCATTTTATTTCCTAGTCCCCTTTAAATGCATAATTTGATCATCCCCAAATGCCCAATCATACTCGGGGAACATTTCTAGAACCACGCGCTGAAACTCCGTAGGAGTGTACGTTCGCAGATGGCCTAGATCTCCTAAACCTCTCCAGTTTAGCTTATCTTTTTGCCCATCGAAACTATATTTAGGCGTCGAGATGTGAATGTGCTTAAAAGGGCGCTTTTCCTTCATAAACTCCACACGAATATCAGCCTCGTGATGCAAGTGCTCAATTAACTCGCAAGCTACGAAGATACCTGGCTGGTCATCTCGTGGATCTCGCAAGTGTTTCTCAATAAAAGGCATCGCTTTAGTTAAAGCTTCGGCACATAGCCCGATAGGCTTGTAGCTAAAGTCATAGCCTAATTTAGATAGGCCAATAGGAAGCCAATACTCCCCAGGGCCAAGATCAACCAAGTGCGGAGTCTTGCCTGCTGCATTGAGTTCTTTAACATCTTGCTCAATAAGCTTCCCACGGTAGGTATTAAGAACCACGAAATCAGCGTCATTCGCACGGACCATGGCGTCATATTTGTTCGTCATGTAGAAGGTCGGCGTGCAAAGCAACGTCTCAATGTCAGAAATCAAAGTCCTAAACGACTCGGGCATATGATCGCGATAGTACCCAGGCACACAGTCACGTAGCACGTGAATAGCACGGATAGGCTCGTCACCGGCCACGAGAATATTAGCTACCTCTAGAAATGGTTTCTCATCCCAACAATCTAGCTTACCGATGTTTAACTTAAGACGTTCGTATTCCTCTGCGGTGACTTCTTTAATAGCCATTAGATCGCTCCACTCTTTTTCATTATTTCTTGAACGTATGTTGATGCGACACCCGCAATGTGGGCGGGTTGTGCGAGACCAGCACTGCCAGATCCCGCTAGTGCTCCAGCTACAGTCATGCCCATTAAATAGGCCTTTTCTGAGAGTTGGTTGTCGATGACGTCTGAGAGTTTTCCGAAAGTTTGATCAAGCAACATTGAGATCAACTTTTGTTTTTCTATGTTTTCTTCGACTGGTTTTTTTGTTTCGGAAATCATTGCTGCGATGTCGGTCTCTAATAACGTGATTCTATCTTGAAGCTTTTTTGTGTCAGCTTCATATCGTTTTTTCAGAACTAGCATCTATCCCCACCCTGATTTCATTTTCTAAGATGAACCCAATTATGTCGTCCGTGGCGTATCGAGTCCCTATGATGATGTATTTGCCGTCAGGCTCAAGAATAGACTGATTAAGGCGGTAGTGGTCAATGATTTTCTGTCTACCCTCGACGGTTTGAGAGTTGTTGTTCGAGTTGTAGTCGTCGCCGATGATCACCGAAAAGTGCTGTCCGACCTTTGTCGCGCCTATGCCCGAGCACGTTATTGACGCTTCTTTATAGTTCTTGGTCCTAGGCTTAATAACGATTTCACTTTCGGTCCAAATATCACCTACCCAATTACCCCAAAGTTTCGTCCAATTGTCCCCGGCAATAATTAGTTTAATTTCGCGCAGGAAGTTGCGAGAGTTCGTATAGAGCTCCGAGTCAATTAGGATACGCTCGTTAGGGTTACGAATTAATAGCCATAGCGAGTAGCAAACCACACCTATCGTGCTCTTAAACGTGCCTCGAGGCATGACGATAAGCTTACGCTTGGTCGGTGCCTCTAGAGCTTCAATAACGGGTATATGAGCGTGTGAGACTATCTCCTTGTAGCCAAGAAAGTACTTAGCGAACGCGAAAAGATTCTCTTTATACAGTTGTCGTCTAGTCTCGTCGGCGAGGGCTTTACGTTGGCTCTCGGGGGCCGCTAGAATTAGGCGGTGTACGTCGTCGGACGATGTAGTTTGAGTGTCGGTAGTATTTGACTCGACCATCTAACCCCTGAACCATTTTAAGGTTGTTATTGCCGTAATGATGACTCACTTCGCGTTTAGATAGAACTGTAATCGGGTTATCAGGATTGATTCCAGCTAGTTTGATGTACGCGACAAACTCAGCTTGAGAGATCTCTGCCCAGGTCATTTCTCAGAGTGATCCGGTAACGTCTTAATCGGCTCAGCTTCAAAAGCCTGAGCGGGCATGATGTTGTAGTACCTAGTCATACGCCCCTCAAAGATAGCTAAGTGCGTGCTTTCTACAAGCTCAATTTCACCATGAACGTCGGCTGCTTCCGATAGATCGTTAGACCTAACTAAAGCTTCAATGCCTGATTTGAATTTCACTTTATAGATCTTCATTTGCGAAGCGCCGCCTCTTTAAGCTCAATTGCTAGCTCGGCGATATCCTTTTCAACTTCCTTCATAACGATCTCTTGCTCGTGTTTAGGCTCCTTCATTCCAAGCCTATTTTTCGAGAGCCAAATCATCATTGTGACGTTGCCGCCCATAGCGGTTTGATACATCTTGCGACGCAGCGAGGATTTGCCAGCTTCGCGCCCTTTCTCAATAACGCTTGCGAAACGTCGGGTAATTGTGGAGGTGTCGACACCAAAAAAAGCTGCCATCTCGGGCACAGTGCAGTCAATTATAGCGAGCTTATAGACCTCTTCTTCATCGATGTCTGCTTTAGGTCTACCCCCACCTTCACCTCTAGCCATTTGATTTCTCTTTTTTGAAAATGAGGATCATTTCTGAAGCATCTTCGTGTTTTTCTTGTGTCATACCGTGCATCTCAGTTGAGCGTGTTTCAACATATCTAAAACCTATCTTATCAGCTATTTGAATAGCCTTCTTATCTAAGTCGTATTTTTGATTCCCAATTTGAAGTGCGAAATAACCTTTATTCTTTAACGCGCCATGAGTTTTAAATATTAATTGGGTGTAGAAGCCTTCAATAAATTGATCATATGTCTTATAGCGAGTGTGGGCCTGATCACCCCCTATATATTGCTCTCTATCGAAGTAAGGCGGTGAAGTGAGCGCGAAATCAAAGAAGCCCTGCGTTATATCTGCGTCTTCAAATGGCGAACAAATGAAGTCGTTGGTTTTTGAGTGGTAATCTTTTAGATCGCTTGCGATGTCTTTAAGACCTTGATTGGTTAGTGGAGAAGCATCGACGCCAAGATAGTATTTAGCATCTGATAGAAGAAAGCCAATGTATCGTCCTCCCCATCCATGACAGGGATCTAAAACGTGTCCCCCGTCAGCGAACTCGTTATAGAGCGATTTGGCTAGTTCAGCAGGAAAGTCTAAAGGGGCTTTATACCCCGCCATAGGGATACCACTGACACTTAAAAGCTTTTCAATCGATGGTCTATCGCCTAGTGCGAACTTAAGTCTGTCAGCGACTGAGTTCTTTTTAGTAATCTTTTCAAATAGATCAAGTATTGAACCGTTGTCGCCGTCACCAGAACATTGCATGCGATGATACTGCCTGGCTGTAGTAGCGAATCTAGGGAACTCATATTTTTGATATAGACTCTTTAGAAAATAGATTTTGAGCGCTGCTGGCGAAAGTGACTGCGATATTATTTTAATATCTTTTAACTTGTCTATAATTGTCAGCTGTTCTTTACACCAATCTGCCCATGCTGCATTCATTACCTTTTTTTTTGATTCTGGAAGCTCTTCAATCAGATCGTCTTTGTCAGCTATGTCGAGCATGAAATCTTTGATGCCGAGCATGTCTATATTAAAGTCAGGTCCTAGGTCTGGAATATCAGCATTGATACCGCTTAGATCTAACGTGGCCCATGATGCGATTGCATTGTCAGCTTGAACATCTGCATATTCTTGATCGCTTGAGTCGTAATCTTGAAACGAAACAGGACACTCGGTCCACTGGTTTTTTTGAGCTGCCAATAGACGTCCATGCCCTGATGTAATAAATCCCGATTGTTTAGATACCTTAATTGGATATCGCCACCCTTGATAAGCAAGTATTTCCGACAACCTTTCAACTTGTTCAGTTGAGTGTTTGTTTCTGTTTTGAGGATGAGGGATTAGGTCGTCTATAGGCACGAGTTTGTCGTATAAGCATCTAACGATCATCTAAGCGAAGGGTATAAACGATCTTATAAAATATCAATCGTTATAGTTTAACTTCGGATTTAGCTAGACTTACCCGACTAATCGCGTTATTCTTTAATCACGATTAGGAGTTAATATGACCCGCGCTCAAAAATTTGCCTCGTTCTACGCCCATCCTCGTCACCAAAAACTACTTAATGAGCTAACTCACGACGAACTTAAAATATGTATAGATTTCATCGACGCTAACGAAGAGTGCGACACAGAGACGTTTGAGTACAACGTCAATCGCATGTTCATGGATAAACATAAACCAAAACACTTTACAGCTATTCTCGATCTTTTAGCGTGTTGTAATAGTTAACCGAGTTGGGGACGGCCCGTTTACACAGGGCGGGCTGCCTCCTAATCGTGCCTTGGAGAGTGCGGTCAATAACCACCGCTCTCTCCTAGGTTCAAAAGGAAGAAGTATGAAAAAAACAAAATCTAAGTCATCGAATTTAACCAAAGTTGAAAAAATAGTTCGTGAGCGTTTACAGGCCGCGCGTTTGGCTAGCTGCACATTTCAAGACGAGTACCCGAGCAACGAAATCAAAATCGTAAAAGCTGCCCTTGAAGCGCAAATCGAAACATTGCAATGGTTAGAAAACGAATTAGAGTATTTGAACCTCAAATGAAGTTAACAATTGTTCAACCCACAGACCATTTGACTATTATTTTGAATCAAGAGGAGCGCCTACTTTTGACTCAAGCGATTCAACGTGTGTTTATGCGCACGGCAGAATCATCAACCTATCTATCGGATGCCTTAGCAGCCACTTTATCTCCCTCTTTTACACGAGAGGAGATCGACAAGTTTGGACAACGCACTGGCATCATCATGACCGATTTTAAATGGTTCCCAAGACATATTGACGGCGTGTTTAGAGTTTTAAACACACTCATTGAGGAGCTCAAATTCAATTTGGAGCTAGCTCGAGACGAAGCTCCTAGCACTGGTGGGATTTTAAAAGAACTCGCGGATATTGAAGAAATTAATAAGTTAGGTAAAATTTTGAGCCGCGTTTTAAATCAATCCGATAAACAAGGTTACAACCCTCAGTAAGATCTTCGGTGTGGGTCTTCGTCTCGCGAGCACAGTTCTTCCATCTTCCACTCAAAATCAATAATCTCGTCTTGCTCTACAAGGCGCTTTTCAATCTTAGCTTTGCGCTTGTCTGATACACACTCAATGGCCCATTGCTTAATTTGTTCTACTTCTTGATCAGTCATTCTTCCGATCCGTATTTCTCGCGCGTTTCTCGATAGTACAATTTACGAGCTAGATGCGCCGTACCTTTAGGAATGGTAGGGCTATTATATGCCGGTCTGTTTTTATAAATTATTCCCAGCTCTTTCAAAGCTTCTCTTGCTCTATTTCCATTGTCATCACTAGACCCGCAACAACCACAACCGTAAACTCCATAATAAGTAGCCTTTTTAGACGCGTAAAACCTTAGCGTAGCGCGCATGAGCTTAATTTGTCTGGGTGTATAATTCATTCCAACTCCTTCAAAACTTCACGGGCCCTAGTTGGTGTTTGAATATAGATTACGTCGTCACTCACATTCATATCGGGGCCTTTAGAGTAATATTCCAGTGCCGCTCGCATCTTTTCCAGTGAGGAAATTAAAATTTTGACTTCCTCGTATGGAATTACAACTGAGCTATTCCTCCCTTCATACAAATTAAAGTCTGAAGCAAGACCGAAGCGCATTTTTAGTTTAAGTAAAAGCTCACTCAGCTTCACGCCAACAATACCTTTTGCTCACCGTCATGAACGAAGCGTTGAATTGTATAAGTTGGGTGTCTATCTCGAAGGCATTCAAGCAAAAAACTGACTTTTTTTAAATCATGGTTAATCAACGGAGCGGTGCTCTCACCGTCCGTTAGTTTTACTATTTCCGTAGGATCTTGACCCTCGCATATTGCGTAGAGTGTCACGACTGTTTTCATTTTAGCTCCGGTGTAGGGTTCGATCATGTTGACCTCAAAATGGAATGTCTTCCTCTTGTAAGAATTGACGTTGATTTTGCGCTTTAACGGCCGGAGCTACACCGGCGAGAGCTGCTTTAACGCGCTCGACGTTTTGTTTAATAGTTTGAGGCGCTTGTGGTTGCTCGACCTCTAAAAACTGACACTTAGTCACATCCACATTTAAGACCCACTCTTTAGTTTTCTTGTCTTGGCTTTTATAAATGCGAGCTTGTTCGATCAAAATCATATCGTCTTTTCGACAGGTCTCTAAAACCGCTACGGCCGAACCGTGCGCCCAGAAATCCACATAGGCTTTATAGGTTTTATCGCCCTCGTCGGATTCAACCATGATCTGACAAGACGCCCAGGGTTCTTTATTGTGAATGCCTATTTTAGGGTCTCGAGTGAGAATACCTTGCGCATACCAGTTGTTCATAACTCTTAAATAGCGATCTGGTTTTAAGTC